CTCATCACGAGCGCGTCGTTGAAACCCTCGAGGAGCTGTTCGAAGGCGACCTTCTCTTCTTTGGAAAATGCGTTGGCCATTGTCGTATTCCTTAAACGTTACTTCGTCTGCGCTTGTGCCTTCAACTTCGCCTTGTAGGCGATGACCTTCGTGAGATCTCCGGTCTTGTCGGCCTCTTCGCGCAGGCGTTCGAGTACTTGATCATGAGAACCGCCCGCGAGGCGAGTCGTCGACTTGACGATGACTTCGGGAGCGGCGGCGGGTTTGCGTGGGTTGACCTTCAACTGAGTCTCCAGCTTGGCGACCGCGAAGGCGAACCTCACGGGGTCACTGATGGCGGCGAGCTCCTTGAGCTTTGCGGGGTCTTTGCCGATGGCGTAGGTGACGAGTGCAGGGTTCTCAGACCCGCTCACGATGATGCCTTGCTGCGTGACGTTGAGCGACTCGGTGACGCTTGCTTCGGCGTCCTCGTAGTCGCGCACGCGGAGGGAGGCTTTCGCCTTCCCGTAGGCGTCAAGTCGCGCCTGCCATGCCTGCTTCTGCTGCTCCTCGGATTGCTTCTGCTTTGCGGCGTGCTCGTCAGCCTGCCGCTTCCGCTCGAACCATCCTGCGAGGGCAACCTCGAACTTCTCTGCGTCGTAGTCGTGGTCTTCGAGCTTGGGTTTCGCGCCGACCGCAGGCGGCTGGTTCTCGACCTGCGGCGTCTGCACCTTCGCTCGAAGCTCGCGCACCTCGCGCTGAAGCTCTCGCTCTCGTCGCCGAAGCTCGCGAACCCACGCGGGGGCGGCTTGCTTCGGCTCCTCGGCCTGCACCGGCTTGTCGCCGATGCTGACCTCGACCTCATCGTCGATCGCGTCCTCGTCTGCCGCTTCGGCCTCCGGCGTTGTCTCGTCGGCCTGCGGTGCCTCAGGCGTCTCGCCCTCGGTCGTCTCGGTTGCGGTCGTCTCTTCGGTCGTCTCCTCGGTTTCTTCCATCGTGCCCTCTGCTCGGCGATAGGCTCGCCGGTGGCCTTACGACTGCGGGGCGGGTCGCGCGGTAGTGGCTCGCGCTATCGCTTCGGCAGTCTTGATAGCCTGATCCTGTGCGGAAATGTTGACAGACGCAAGGGTCTTGACCGTTTCGGCCTTCGTCTTCTCGCTGTTGGCGATCGCGAGCTGCGTGTCGGCCTGCGCCTTCATCGCCTTCGCTTGCGCTTCTTGCGCGGCGGCTTGCAGGTAGAGCGCCTGCGGGTCCGGCTGCGCGTTCTGCATCGCGGCTGCCATCTCCTGCGCCTCTTCCTCCGTCGGCTTCACGGCGCCCATCTGCACGAGCTTCTTGCGGAAGAACGCGCGCACGTCGGAGACGCCCTCGCCCTCGATGTTCATCATCGCGAGGGATTCGAGCACGGCCTTCGTCTGCGGGTCAGAGGCCACCGCGATGAGCGGCGTGAGCGTGCGCACCGTCGCGCTGCGCTTGCTCTGCGACGACGGCCCAACGTCGACGGCTACGTCGAAGCGTGCGCGCGAGAGGTCGTTCGCCATCTCGACGGCGCCCGTCTCGCCGATGGTCGGCTTCACGAGCTCGACGGCAGACGCGCCGCCTTCGGCGTCGACGGTCTTCATCGTGCGACCCTCTTCGACGTAGACCTCGCGCGCCATGCCGAGCCACACCTCGCCGCAGCGCTTCATGGCTTTGGCGAAGTTGCTCACGTAGATGAACGTTTGCATGTCGAGCCGCTGCTGCACGGCGGCGACCGTCTCCGCAGCGACGTTCGCGCGCACCTGCTCGCCGGCTTCGGCGTTGCCGAGCACGTCGCGCATGTCCTGCTCTGCGATCTGAATCAGCGCGGCAAGCGCGGGCGGAACCTGCGGCGGCTTCGTGTAGCCGAGCGGACCCGCCGGGGCTGACGAGCCGTCGGGGTTCGTCAGGCGGTTCAAGAGCAGGTACGGGAAGTTGCGCAGGTTGTCCTGCTCCCACATCCACTGGTGACCAGCGACCTGCTCGGGGTCGAAGAGCGGCTTTTCGACGGACGAGAGCGCGCTGATTTCGGCGAGCTTCGAACGCTGCATGTTCGCGATGCGCTGCGCGTCCTTCGCGAGGCGAACGTGGCCCATGCAACGTTCGATGTTGTCCACGAACCAGCGCTTGCCGTACGTGACGACGATCGGGATGTTCGGACCCGCGATGAGGCCGAAGTCTTCGAGCACACGACCGCCGGAGAGCAGGTACTTATGAACTCGGCGAGTCTTGCGACGCTTCGACGGAAGTTCCGTTGCGCCGGTCGACGCGAGCATCTGCTCGAGGTTCTCGTCCTCGTCGAAGTCGGCGCGGGCGTACGTCTGCTCCGAGCCGTCGAGCAGGCGGAACACGCGCAGCGTCTCCGTGCGCTCTTCGACGCGGTAGTATTCCGCGATGTACACCACGTCAGGCGAGCACCAATCGAAGTACGTCTCGTAGATCTGCTTCGGCCAAGACGACGGGTTGTCTTCGAACTGCGCTTCATACTCCTCGGGCGTCATCGACGAGATGACGAAGCAGTATCGCGCATCCGACTTGTCCTGCCGCTTCGCGTCGAGGTCGAAGTAGACCGACGTGTCCGCGTCGAAGATCGGCTCGATGCGGATGCGTTGTTTCTCGTTCTCGGGGTCGAGCTCGTCTTCGAGCACCGTGCGAAGGCGCCACGCGCCCATGCCGCCGCCGACCGCTTCCTCGAACGCGTTGTCGTACGCTTCATCCGCCACCGAATCCTGCTCGTCGGCGCGGTAGAGCCCATCGCAGAGGTCGGCGAGCTTGTCGGCCTCGCGGCCGTCCTTCGGCACGTAGTCGACCGTGATGCGGTTCGCGCGGTACTCGTTGATGATGCGCATCACGCTCAGCGCGACCTTGTTCACCTCGAGCCGCGGGCGGTTCTCGAACTGGCGTTGCAGCGGGCCTTCCCACTGCGCGCCAGCGATCGAGTAGAAGCGCCGGTCGTCGAGACACTGACGCCTCTCATCCTGAAGCGCAAATTGGATTGTGTTGAACCGGCGCAAGGCCTCGTCGTGGATGCGTGCGAGCTTCGCTTCTTTCGTCTCGGCCATGCCTCGCACCTATCACCGACGCCAAGCGTGCGCCACGGGTTGCGGCGGCTGGAGTTGCACGGGCTTCGCAGCCTGCACACGACGCGCGCCTTCGCAGGCGTAGCGCAGGGCGTCGATGACGTGGTTGTCGCGGTCGTCGAGCACCGGAAGGACGGCGCCCGTCAGCGGGTCGGCCTTGTAGCTGTAGAGCGTCAGCTCGTCGATGAGGTGCGTGCAGCGCGGGTGCACCACGATGTCGTGGCTCTTCAGCCACTCGACGCCCTCTTCGAGCGAGCGCGGACCCTTCACCGCTGCCATGATCTTCGGGAAGCCATGCCGCCGCATGTGCGCGATGGTCTCCGGGCGCGCCGAGTCGGCGACGATGGGCCACGTCTCCGAGCCCGGCACCGTGAGGAAGAGCGCGGGCGTGTCGACGATCTCGACGCCGACGCCGTACGCCTCGTGGTCGACGTAGAGCGTGCGGCCCTCGATGTAGCAGCGCACAAGCACCGTCGGATCGACGGCAAAGCCCCAGTCGGCGCCGAAGCGGATGACCGCGTCACGCGGTGCCTCGAACTCCTCGACGCGCCAGTTCTTAAAGACGCGCCGTTCCGAGTTGCGCAGGTACTCTCCTGCCCAAACGTGGCGGAACTTGTCGGGGTCGCGCTTGCGGTCGTACTCGAGCTCCGCGCGGAGCACTTCGGGGAACCAGGGGTTCGATTCGTAGTTCACGCCGACGACGACGGCATCGGGCGGCAAGCGCTCGCCGCGAAGGAGCGCGTCCACCGGGTCGGTCGACTGGCTCGGGTTCCATGTGAACCAAAGCTCGGAGCCAGGCTTGCGGATCGTCGGGCGCAGAAGGTCGAGCGAGCGCTGCGAGAGGCTCTGCGCTTCCTCGACCCATGCGCAGTCGTAGCCTTCGAGCGACTTGATCGAGTCCGCCGTGTGGTTCTGCATTCCCTGGAAGATGATGCGCCCGTCGCCCTTGCGTGACTTGATGACGGCCTCCTGAACCTCGAAGTACGCGCCGACGCCGAGCGCTTCGATCTTCGCTTCGATGAGGCGCTTGACCGACTGGCTCAGGCTCTTCTGCACTTCGCGCACGCAGACCGTCGACCGGTTCGGGTCGAGCACGTGCGCCTCGACGAGCATCTCAGCGAAGGCGTGCGACTTGCCCGAGCCTCGCCCGCCCCAGGCGCCTTTATAACGCGCCGGAGCGAGGAGGGGCATGAACCATCGCGGCGTCTCGATGCGGAGCGTTTTAGAGGCATCCTGGCGCGAGGAACGGGCATCCTTGCGGCTGGTCGCTTTACTCGCCGACGATGACTCGCTCGATGCGTGCGAGCTCGATGGGCGCTCCGTCCGCGCCGGTGATCTCGTGCCGCTCCGTCTCGCGCCAGCGCGCCTGCGTCTTCAGGAAGAAGATGGCCGAAGTCGTGTCGCCGCTCAGCGCTTTCTGGATGAGGCCCTGAGCGACCTTCGCGACGACCTTGCTTTTGCCGCGTTTATAACGTTCGGCAATGTCTGCGTCGCGCTCCATCATGGCGAAAAACGTCGTTCGCCCGATGCCGAAGTAATCGGCGACCTGCTCGGCGGAAAGGAACGCTGCAAGCGTCTCGACCTCGGCGCGCTGCTTTTCGGTGAGCACCTTCGGTTTGCGTCCTGCTTTCATGCTGTCCTCGGCTGTTTGCGGACTGTCTCGCGCATGATCTTCGGCGAGACGTTGTGCCAGTTGATCTTATGGTGCAAGCGGTAGCGCCCTCCTCGCGGGTCGCCCATCTCTCCCACCTTGACGCAGCTCGGCGCGTACATGACCGAATAGAAGCTCTTCACGTAGGTGCCGCTTTCCAAGTACATTTCTGTCATTCCGCCCGCGTTCGACTGCGTTTGCATTTGCACGAGCTGCGCCTGAATCACGGTTAAGAACAGCGCTCCGCGCCTGCCTGCCGAAGTGTAGGTGTTCACGTCTTCGTTCACTCGGCCAACGAACTCGAACGGCCTGTCAGTCGAGCAAATGAAAGAGTTCATCGCTTTGCGCCGAAGCGAAGGAGTGTGCTGGCTGTTGTCGCCCCCGATGTGATCGCCGCCTTGGCTCATGGCGACCGACTGGGCGCCGCTCTTCTCGAAGAACTCCACGAGCGATGCGAAAACTTCGTCCATCGTCGTCTTCACACGCGCCCAGACGTACTCCAGCGCGCTGCTGTGCCTGATGGCAAACGACGTGTAGTCGTCATCGAGCTGGATGAAGTACTTGCACCCGACTTGCTTCGCGAGGTCGAAGCAGGCGTTTCGCGCGTAGAAGATTGCACGCCGGTCGTTGAAGTTATCGCCTTCGTCGAACCGCTTTGCGATGTCAGACTTCGAGAACG